TGATGATTACGAAGGTGGCGAGTTTCTTATGTGTGACGCAACACAAAAATTTAAATTAAAACAAGGTACCATAATTGTATTTCCTAGTAACTTTATGTTTGACCATGAAGTTGCAAAAGTAACAAAGGGAAATAGATATACTTGTATGACTTGGATAATGTAATGACATATTGTACAGGACAACTTAGACATCAAAAAATATTTCCTACACATTTATTTTCATGTGATAACTTCTATCCAAAACATGAAAAACTTTTAGATACAATTCATCTAGGATACGAACCACATTTACCTAATTGGCAATCAAGACCAAACTTACATAAAACAGGTGGAGAAGACTTTCAAGATTTTGCAGACTATATCAAAATGGCAAACGAAGAAATATTAAATACTTTACAATATGAATATGATGATATTCGTATTACAGACATGTGGGCAAACGTATTAAAGCCTGGAGAGTATCATGCCCCACATACACATTCAAATAATTCTTGGAGTGGTGTATGGTATGCAGACGCAGAGGAAACATCTGGTATCTGTTTCTCAGATCCAAAAGTACAGGCAAACGTTATTCAACCTGCAAGTAAACCTAATTTAGATAATGCAACTGTACTACAATACGAATCAAAAACGAATCGAATCTATCTATTTCCTAGTTGGATTTATCATTGGGTACCTGCATTAAAGGGGAACAAAACGAGAACATCTGTATCGTGGAATATACAACTTACAGGAAACGTAGGAAAATCAACGGCTTTTCAGAGTGCATTTTTTGACTAAGACCCTTGACATCTAACCCTAGATGTGGTAATATTAAGAATAACAAATAGAGAGGTTAATATGTACAATTTAAAAAACACTAAAATAGATTTCGTATCTGCTCAAGACGGTAAAGTCTTTTTAGGATACACAGAAAACGGCGTTAGAAAAGAAAAAGGTTCAGAAAATCCTATCATTCTTGCTGACATTATGTCAAAACTTGGTTTTGAGGATACTGTTATGGCGTCTTCATCAATGGATTGGGCTAAAGAGTATGGTTTTAAAGATCACGATGGTGCAAAAAAATTATACAAAAACGCTTTAGGTTTAGTATAAGGAGGTCTATGATAAACAATAAAATTTGGGATTACACATGCATAATTACTGCCGTGATAGGTACGTTATGCATGATAAACGCCGTTGGTCTAATAGAGGTAGACAGATGGTTGCATGGATTCAGTAGTGCAATGTTAGGCGTTACTTGTTTTATTTTGAGTTTATATGCTCAAGTTGCAAGTAAAGATTAATTATGAGTTTGGCTCTTGCGACCTCTCAACCTCATCATCAAAAGCAAGAGTCTTCATCCACACTATATTATGAGGTTGAAGTGACAAGTGGATGTAACAGTAGGGGGCAACATTCTGTTTGACCCCCTACATTTTTTTATATGAAAAAGATAAAAGAAAAATATTCTAAACCGTCTTCAATATACAGTTTTCCTATGCCTGACTATAAGTCACATACGAGAACAAACGATATTCCTACAAGTGACAAAATTGCATACGTGACACCAAGAAAGACAATTCCTAAATTAGTATTACCAGAGGGTAAGGCAGTTAGTATTGCATACAACAAAGGTGGATATCAATTGGTAGATAAGGACGATTTAAAAGGTGTATAAAAATAGAAAGCATAAATGGACAGGAAATATTGTAGGTGTTGATGGTGGAACACTACAACAAAGAAAAGATGTTTATGAAATGTGTTTTTGGTTTATAGACAAATACTTGTCAAGACATAGAACTTTAGATATAGACATATGGTTAAAACGTGCAAAAGATATTGAGGATTGTCACGGTTGGACAGAACGAGGTGACGAAGGCAGACAACATTTTGAAATAGAACTAAACAAAGAATTAAAAGGTGACGATTTCTCAACTTTAGTATTTCATGAGTTAGTGCATGTTCAACAATATGCAAAAGGTTGGTTAAAAGATTTAAATAAAAAAGGTAGTAAAGTATGGTGGAGAGGTTTTCAATATGAAAACTATGACTATTACAAACAACCTTGGGAAAGACAGGCATATAGAAAACAAGAAACTGTTAACAAGGCCTGGAAAAAGTATTTAAAAACAAGGAAAAGAAGAATATTGACAATTGACGTGAAATAGGTTATTATAGAATCATGAATATATTTTGTTTACACGAAGACCCAAAGATTGCCGCTCAAATGAGTTGCGATAAACATGTAGTAAAAATGATACTAGAGTCTGCTCAGTTATTATCTACATGTCATAGAGTACAAGACGGAACTGAGTATTACGATAAAACTAAAAATGGTAGAAAAATAAAAAGATGGTTACATCCTAATTCTAATTATGAAAAATTATTATACAAAGCAGGTTGGATAAGACATCCTAGTACTGAGTGGTTATTTGAAAGTGCATATAATTACTTATGGTTGTATAAACATTTTATTGCTTTGAATGAAGAGTTTAAAAGAAGATACAAACACACAAAGGATCATCTTGCCGTACAGAAGTTAAAAGATATACTAAGAGATCCACCAAGAAATGCAAAAATAAATAAGATAGGAACATTACCTAAACCTGCAATGCCAGAAGAGTGCGTTGTTCCTGGCGATACAGTTGCTAGTTATCGTAAATATTACATCATGAAAAAGAATAGATTTGCAACTTGGAAAGATACACCTATTCCACAATGGTACACAGAGGGGTTGAATGCCGAAAAAAGATAAATGGGAAAAATGGTTAGATCAATCTTGGTTTTGGACTAAGATATTTTTTATAAGTTTAGCATTTGCAATTGCTACTTATTTCTATGGAACATTTAAACCTAATTCAAAGGCAATCTCAATAATAAAATTAGAGGCAGAAACAGTTTTAATAGATAAAATAAAAGCATTAGATTTACAAGAACCTAGTTTTGAATATGTAAACGAAAAACAATTCTTAGGTGCAATGCATAAATGTATTGACTTTTTAAATCTATCAACAACTTTAGATAAGAGAGTGCCATATGAAATGATTATAGGACAGGCGGCATTAGAGTCTGGTTGGGGTCAAAGTAGATTTGCAAAAGAGGGAAATAATTTATTTGGAATAAGAACTTGGACTAAAACCATACCACATTTATTACCACAAGGAATAGAGAAATGGCCAGGATGGGGCGTAAGAAAGTTTAAAACTAAATGTGGATCTGTAAAAGAATATATTAGATTACTTAACGAGCATTATGCATATGCAGAATTTAGAAATATGCGTAAGGCAATGTTGGAAAACAATAAACCCTTAAACTCACTAGAGTTAATTACTACACTAAAGTTTTTTTCAACAACGTTAGATTATGACAAAAGAGTTATAAGGTTAATCAAGAAAATAAGAAAAATGGAAGAGGTTGAATGATTGAGATATTTGAGATAGTAAGAGACGGGCCAAAGGAACTACAATTACTTGTATCTTTTGGGATTGTCTATATAGGATACTTACTATTATTTAAGGATAAATGATTTTACCCTTGACAATTAGTTTTTGTGGTGTTATAGTAATATACCTTTTTATTATTTGGTTATTAGTAAAATGGAACAACGAGGATGTATGAAGAAAGAAGTAATGACGCAAGAAGAGGAAGATAGAAATGCTTACGTAATACGTAAAGCAGATGGTACAGTTATACCATTAGAAAAAAGTATAAAGGTAGGAACTAAGGACGCACCTAAACTTGTACCCGATCCTAAAAAGGCAAAGGTAACTAAGACCGTGTTGTTCTCTTGGCCTGTTAAGAAATAATGCCAACATACATTTTACGTAATACAGATACAGACGAAAAGTTTGAAGAATTTTGTACTTGGGATGAACTTGAAAAATTTTTAAAAGAGAATCCTAATTTTAAACAAGTGCCTTCTAAACCTGCAATCGTAGGAGATCACATAGGAGGTGTTGGGCCAAAAGTAGATGGTGGATTTAAGGAGAACATGTCTAGGATTGCTGAGGCACATCCTACTTCTGCATTAGCAGATAGATATGGCACAAAATCTACTAAGGATATTAAAACACATGAAGTTTTGAGGAAACATGGAGTATTGAGGAAAAACGCAGCAGATAAATAGGACATATGAGTATGAAAGAACAATTATATAAAGCAGTTATGTCACATGCCCAAGGTAACATAGACAAGGCGGTTGCTAATATAGGTGTGTACATGAACAATGCAGCAGGTATCGGTGAACACCCCGATATCGTAGAGGAAATAGTAAAACAATTAAAAATCGTTGCTGAAAATCAAGATGTAAAAGATAACTTAGAAAAACATTTTGGTAGCGATAGAGTTAAGCTAGATGGATAAAAGTAAATTAGAAATAAAACTATCAGATATGGTAGAGGTTAAACCTATTGGTGATAATCAAAAAGAAGTATTTAAGAATTATGACAAAGGTTTAAATCAGTTTGTTTTTGGTGCGGCTGGAACAGGTAAGACTTTTGTATTATTATACAAAGCATTAAAAGAAGTCTTAGATCCGAAATCAAAATCAAACAAAGTAATTATTGTACGGTCATTTACACCTACAAGAGAGAATGCAAGTGACGGAAAAGAAATCAAGTCGTTTGAAACTACTTATAGGAACATGGTACAATTTATGTTTAAACAACCAAATGACGAAGCATTTAGTTTATTGTTTAATAAATTAAAACAACAAGAATCTATAAACTTTGCAAGTACCTCATTTTTAAGAGGACTAACTTTTGATAACGCAATTATAATAGTTGATGAATGTCAAAATATGAACTTTCATGAATTAGATACTATTATTACAAGAGTTGGTACAGATACAAAAATTAATTTTGCAGGTGATTTCTTTCAATCAGATCTAGTTGATACTAATGAGAGAAATGGTCTTCATGATTTTATGAGAGTTGTAGATCAAATGAAATCTTTTGCTACTACTGAGTTTACTCTTGGTGATATAGTAAGAGGCGGATTAGTAAGAGAATATCTAGTAGAAAAAACAAAACTAGGATTAGGAGTAGAGGCATGAAAGATAATTGGCAATCAAGTTTAGAAGAAATATTACATCACGAAGGTGGTTATGTTAATCACCCAAGAGATCCAGGCGGTGAAACAAATCTTGGAGTTACCAAAAGAGTATATGAAGAGTGGGGTGGCGAAAAAGATATGAGAGATTTAACAAGAGAAGATGTTGAACCAATCTATAAACAAAATTATTGGGATGTAGTAAAAGGCGATCAATTACCTGCAGGTTTAGATTTATGCGTGTTTGATTTTGGAGTAAACGCAGGCCCAGGTAGAGCTGCAAAATATTTACAAAGAATGATTGGTACTACTGTTGACGGTGGTATTGGTCCTAACACTTTAAAAAGTGTAGAATATTATGTAGAAGAAAACGGTTTAGAACAAACAATAGAAAAATATCAAGAGGAAAGACAATTGTATTACGAAAGTTTACCAACGTTTGATACTTTTGGTAGAGGGTGGACAAGAAGAGTACAAGAGACTACTGCTTCAGCAAAAAAACTTATATAATTAAAAGGTGAATATATTATGTTTAATCATGTGACTCATGCGGTTATACCAAAGATAACTACAGAAAATATTAATAGAAAAAGATATTATGTTACACCAGAGGGTAACAAGTATCCGTCTATAACTACAGTATTATCTAACAGAAACAAAGAAGGTTTATTAGAATGGCGTAAAAGAGTTGGCGACCAAGTTGCTAATCATATCGCTAGAACTTCTGCTAACAGAGGCACAAAAGTGCATAAACAAGTAGAAGACTTTTTAAATAATGAGTTTGATGAAGAGACACATAGTAAAGACTTCTTACCATACTGTTTATTCAAACAATTAAAACCACACTTAGAAGAGAAGGTAGATAACATCTATCATCAAGAATGTGGTTTATGGTCAGACAAATATCAGATTGCAGGTAGAGTTGATTGTATTGCTGAGTATAATGGCAAACTATCAGTAATAGATTTTAAAACTAGCACAAATCCTAGAAAAGAACAATACAATGAGAATTATTATATACAAACATCTGCCTATACAGAAATGTATGAAGAGAGAACAGGCACACCAATAGATCAAATAGTTATATTAGTTGTAACAGAGGACGGTGAAGTACAAGAGTTTGTTAAAAACAAAAGAGATTATCTACCTTTACTGAAAGAATCAATAGAGGCATTTAATTTAATCACGTGAATCTACCATGGACAAATGGATTTAGTGAGGATTTAAAAAAAGCAATAAGGAGAAAAGCAATGGAAGCTTGGGAAATACCTAATGTGGACTTTAAGATGAGAGAGAACGGCGAATGGCGTACTCGTAATTCTGATGAGTTTTTTAATGGTAAAAAGGTTATACTATTTTCTTTGCCTGGTGCTTTTACACCTACGTGTTCAGAATTTCAGTTGCCTGGTTATGAGGCAAACTATGAAAAATTTAAAGAAGCAGGTATAGACGAGATATATTGTATATCTGTAAATGACGCTTTTGTGATGAATGCTTGGGCAAAAGACCAGAACATAGAGAAAGTAAAAATGTTACCAGACGGATCTGGTAAGTTTACTAGAGGAATGGGAATGTTAGTTGAAAAAGACGACAAAGGTTTTGGATATAGATCTTGGAGATATGCTGCCGTTATACAAAATGGCAAAGTCATAGATTTTTTTGAAGAACCTGGTTTTGCAGACAACTGCACGACAGACCCTTTTGAAGTAAGTGGCGCCGAGAATGTGTTAAATACTTTAAAATAAACCTTGACATTTTACTATAAACCATATATATTAATCACATAGTTTGTTGATACTGTAACGATAAACATAGAGGACATGGGGGCAGTACCCATCGCCTCCACCTAAACACATTTAGGTGTGCTTAGTTGGGGGCGAACTAGGATCGACTCGTGTTAGGAGTTATGGAGTAGAACTATCGGGTGACAGCGTCATAAGTCAATTTTTAAATGCAAACTTAAACTTTGCAATGGCTGCTTAATCCTAGCGGGTTAACTGTCGGAGTTTGTGGTGTACTTGGCAACAGAAACACCACGTTATAAGGATATAAATAATGCCATTACAAATGGATATATTTCAAAAGACACCAAAAAATTTTTCACTAGAAATAGAGAAGATGGCTTCAGAGAAGAGTATTACTCATCTTGACGCAGTATTACATTATTGTGAAGTGAATGAAGTTGAGATTGAAACAGTTTCTAAATTAATTACAAAAGCATTGAAATCAAAAATAGAAGCAAACGCAAGAGAACTAAAATTATTAAACTCAGATAAGGAAGGTAGAGGAAAATTACCGATAGATTAATGGACGCAGCAGAAGTGTATTTAACTTATTGTTCAATCAAGGCACACTTCTCTAGAAAAAATTACGATTACCATAAGTTTAATGGTAAAACAACTGCAAAGAAGGCGTCATTTTATAAGAGAAGAGATAGAATATTTTTTGCCAGGATTGCAAGAAAGTATAAAAGTAAAAAAGATATTGAAAACTTTATTATATCAAATTTTATTGCAACAAAGAACGGATATATTGGAAGTTTTAAAGAAGATAATTATATCGCATGGAAAAAGAAGACAGAGGCATTGACATATAATTTTATTAATGAAATGACTCCATATGCAGATAGATTTGAGGAACTATTTAAGTGGGAAGATAATCATCCTTTACTATTGAAAGAGTATCTAGGCAAAAGAGTATCAATAGAATCAATGGTTATACTACAAGAACTAGTAAACTATATGAAAAGTTGGAAAGATAAAGACTTAATTTGGAAAGATCACAAATTATTGATATCTAAGTATAAAAACTTCTTGACAATAGATACTAAAAGTTGTAAGCTAAAGCTAATGAAAGTTTTAAAAAAATGAAACATTATGTTTATGGAAACGGCGAGTCTAGAAAAGGATTTGGCGTAGGAAGATTTGATGGTGTATCTTGGGGTTGTAATGCAATCCACAGAGATACAGAAGTTGATAACTTAGTTGTAGTAGATTATGGAATGCAAGGTGAAGTTTTACAATCAGGTTATGCAAAATATAATAGATGTTGGTTTTCAGATTGGGAACTAATACCATCAGAAATGAAATCAGAGTTTTCTAAAAATTTTGATAAAGAACAGATTTATGAGTTTGGAACTGACAAAGGAGTTTGTGTTATCAATGGTAAACAAAGACCAAAAGATTGGTTTAAGATTAATGACGCAGACAAGAGAGAAAGATTATTAAAAGAGTCAGGTTTGTATATCATCTATCCTAGTGAAGATGATAAAATACAATCCATTGAAGATCCGAAAGAGTGGTCTGCTGGATCAACAGCAGTACACCTTGCGTGTCAAGACGGTGGATGTACAGAATTGTATATGTTTGGATTTGATTTGTCTGAGTATGACAATACAAAGAATATAAATAACATGTACAAGGGTACGGATAATTACCTACCCGAGAACTGCAAAGGCACATTACCTAATGCATGGAGACAACAATTATATTTGACATTTAGAGAATTTAGTAATGTTAAATTTAAATGGGTTGGGAATGATTTTAGATACGTAGAAAACTCTAAGATTAAAGAATGTGCTAATGTGGAATTTTTAACATACGATAACATACGATTATAAACGATTACATAAGGAGAATAATTATGAGTATCGAATCAATAAGATCTAACAATTCGTTAGATAAATTACTAGGTGCAGTAAATCAAGAGAAAGCACCAGTAGAGAAAAAATCATATACAGATGAGAGAATATGGAAAGGCGAGTTAGATAAGTCTGGCAACGGTTATGCTGTTCTTAGATTTCTACCTGCCGTTCATGGTGAAGAATTACCATGGGTAAAAATGTATTCTCATGCATTTCAAGGTCCAACAGGTCAATGGTATATAGAAAACTCTAGAACTACTATTAACCAAAAAGACCCTGTATCTGAATATAACTCTAAATTGTGGAACACAGGTGTTGAGTCTGACAAAGAGATTGCAAGAAAACAAAAGAGAAAGTTATCATACTACTCTAATGTTTATATTGTATCAGATCCTAAACACCCAGACAACGAAGGTAAGGTATTCTTATTTAAATATGGTAAGAAAATTTACGATAAAATTTTGGCTGCAATGCAACCAGAGTTTCAAGATGAGAAACCTTTAAACCCTTTTGATCCTTTCTCAGGTGCAAACTTTAAATTAAAAATCAGAAAAGTTGATGGTTATTGGAACTATGACAAATCTGAGTTTGAAGCACCATCTAAGTTAAGTGAAGATGAAAGTAAAATAGAAGAGATATGCCAAAAGTCTTATGGTTTATCTGAGTTTACTCAAGCGTCTAACTTTAAATCTTATGAGGAACTACAAAAGAGAATGGACATTGTTCTTTCTGGTACCACAAAAGTGGGCAACGTACAAGAAAAAATCAAAGAGGAATCAGTAGAATCAGTAGAATCTACTACCCCACAAGATATTGTGCCTCCAAAAGAGGATGACACAATGACTTACTTTGAAAAACTTGCGAATAGTTAGGAAAATTAACCCTTGACAATTCGTGTTGCACGTGTTATAGTGAACACTATAAACTAACAGAAGGTTATACAAATGTTTAACTTTTTAATATTAGACAAGGAGTCTTATATCATGGCTAGAACTAAACTTAGCAAAACAGCGAAAATTAGAAATCTTTTCGCAAAAGGAAATGACGTTACTTGGAAAACTCTAAGAAACACGTTTGACCTTAAATCTCCTGCTGCAATGGTAGGAAAATTGAGAAACGAAGGTATGATGATTTATGAAAATAGATCTAGTAAAGGCGTTTCATATAGAGTTGGTACACCTTCAAAAGCGATCATCGCTGCAGGTATCAACAAAGTATTCGGCAAACAAGTCGCATACACATACTAATATTAATTAGTATTAAAATATAGAAGAGGGCGCTTCGGCGCCCTTTTTTATAGAGAATGGGTGTAGCATTTATCATAGGATTTAAATTTACTACATATTTAAATCTCACCCATTGAAAGTAGTTAGGTGCTACACCCATTCTCTTTTATATAATATCAAAAGTACCTAATATCATACAGACTATAACATAACAGATATAGCCTAATAAAAGGTAGCCTACTATTTTTTCTGGCCAACTAAACATTTTCTTTTTATCTTGATAGATGTATTACAGATCCGTTTGTAGATTTAGGTTCAATTAATGACGCTTCATTTTCTTTTTTTAGTGGATGAGAGTCTTTTGCACA